TAACCCTAAGCAATATAAGGCATTGTAGTTACGTTTTGCTTATTAAGATGCTACCTTGGGGTGGTAGAGGCCGCATGTTCAACTCATGTCGCTCCGACCAATTAAATAATAAGGATTACGAGGCTTTTTAAGCCTCGTTTTTTTTGTTTATTACTGCAACTGTACTGCAACGCGGCGTTAGTGTACCGGATAGTGCACTATGGAGTATATCGGCGGCCCCCTGTTGACCTTCTAATGTTGTATGCTGGTATCTGGAAGTAGTTCTAGGATCGGAATGCCTCATTTGGGCTTGTATCAGCCTCTGATGAACATTTAATGCTACGAGCTGGCTGGCGTAGTTGTGACGCAGATCGTGGAATCGCAGACCTTTTACACTGAGTAAACCATCTTCGTAGAGTTTGTCCACTTTTATTTTAAAATCTCGCCTAAAGTCATTGGGATTAAGCGGTTTTTTGTTTTTCTGGGCAAAAATATACTCGCTTGTTTTTTCGATGGTTTGTAGATGGTCAATGACAAAGCCCGGCACTGCAATCGTGGCTTTAGAAGACTTGCTTTTCGTCTTGTTTTGAATGACCGCCTTACTATTAACTCTGACATAAGCTCTTTTGATACTAACCGTTTTGTTTTCAAAGTCGAAATCATCCCACTTAAGGGCTAAAATTTCGGAACGTCTCAATCCGGTACCGTATTCTGTTAAAATAACGGGGTATAGTCTTGTGCCAAAACAGGCTTCTAGTATCGCCGACATTTCAGTGTCTGTTAAAGGATTAATTTCACGCAGCTCGATTTTAGGTAATTCAATTCTATTTGCCGGGTTTTTTAGGATTAGATCATCGTCAATTGCATCATTAAATACTTGTTGGAGAATAAGGTGGATGATTTTAATGGTGGCAGGTGCTAAGTTTTTTGCTTTGAGGCTAATAAATTTTTGGATATCAGGCTTTGTAATTTCATTTAGTTGATCATTTTTAAAATAAGGGATAATGTGTACGCGAGCGTTGGTTTCATATTTGTGCCAGGTGCCGGAGGAAACAGATATTTTTTTTCTTTGTAAAAAAGAATTTACTGCAGTTTCCAAGGTATCAGCGCTATTTTTTACTAATGCGGCTTGATGATTTTGTATTTGAAGCTGGATAAGTTTATCATTAACTTGTTCGCGGGTTTTTCCGTATACTGTCTTTCGAATTAACTTGCCATTGTCATCTCTGCCTATGGTAAGTTGAGCTGCGTACCCTTTTTTATACTCATAAATTGTACCTTCGCCGTTGCCACGTTTTGACTTTTTTTTCTTCTTCTTTTTATCTCGACTTTCTCTTTCCACTAATAAATTGCTCCTTTATTAAAATTTCGTTTAAAAATAAGCAAGTATTTTGTTGGAATTTGCTGGTGAAATTTTACTTTTTTTTGCAGGATTATTGTAAATATGACGAGAAGAAATAATGTTCATGACCCATCTAATCGAACGTTTGTTCTTATTTTACTTTTTAAACAGAGATGGAGGTCATATAGCGAAGCGTAAGAGCGATAAATAGTGCGGAGGGTGGAACCATGGAGCCAACTTACATTGTTGAAGAGCTTTTTGAAGCAGCTAAATGGCTCAGAAGGAGGGATGGTATTTATATAGTTGATCCAAGCTATTTGCAAGAGTTTTTAGCCGAGTTTAATAGGAGTGAGTAAATAAAAACAAGTAGCCACCAAGTCCGGAAGGCTACTTTTTTATTTCTATCCATAGTTCTAATAGTTTCTCAAGTTGTTCTGGCGTCAAGCCTTTTTTGGAGGCCTTTTCAGTTAGAACTAGAAAGGGAACGTTTTTTCCGTTCATTATGAAATTACGGGTCTCCTCCGGCATATCCGGGATTAAATCGGTTGGAATACGTGAATCTTCTAGATAAAAGTAGGTGTCCGGTACCTTGAGGGCATCGCATATTAAATTAACAGTGGCTTTTCTGGGATTTTTAGTTTCACCTGTTTCAATATCGGAAAGAGTGGAAATGCTTATACCTGTAATTTCCGATAAATCTTCGATACGTAGGTTTTTTCCTTCGCGAAGGCTTCTTAGTTTTGCGCCGATAAATTGCACGACGTTATCCCCCTTTCAATGTAAGGTTATATAGTTATAAATGCCGGATACTACCATTAAACTTTAGTAGTATTCGATTTTTTTATTTATAAACCTTTTCGGAATTACCGAAATATTTAGTGCGATAATGTACTGGATAATATTGACTTTTATCGGAATATCCGATAAAATGAGTCTATCGCGGCTTATCTATCTCGGAGAAACCGGAAGGAGAATGGAGTAGTGAACATAAAATTCCTCCGATTGGAAAGGGGCTGGAGTCAGCAGAAGCTGGCAAATGAGTCCGGAGTACCGCGATCATCAATAGCTGATTTGGAATCAAGAAGAACATTAGCAAGTCACAAAAATCAGCTGGAAAAAATAGCCAAGGCACTGGGGGTGAACATTGATGATTTGTATCGGTGAAAAAGAACGTTTGAAGTTAATTAAAGTTAGGGAAGCTCAAGAAATACTAGATGTCTCCCGTACAACGATATATGAAATGATCCACATGAAGGGGTTTCCGTTAGTTAAGCTTGGCCCTAAGCGGTTTCGTGTGCATAAGGGGAGACTCGAAAAATGGATTGAGAACAATGGGAGAAGTGTGTAAGAAAGGACGTCGAGGGGAGGGCATCATGTTCTGCGATTGCTGTGGCGTATGTTTTGATAAGGTAACAGGGAGAAACATAGTTGATCTTGGAAGGTTTGTTGAGGTCTGTAATCCATGTAAGGCTGAGCTTGAGGAGGAGGGCGAAACAGAGGATGAGGTTCCGTGAAAATGTTGAGAATATGGTGGCTGCAATGAAAGCGGTAGCTAAAGAGAGTAATGTTATTTCCATTTCGTTTAGTTCCATTGGCGGCGTTGAAATTCATGTACCAAATTCAGTGTTTGTAAGCGTGGAGGGGCAAAGTTGTGAGGTCGAAGCATTTTCTTCGTGGGATTATCCTTTTCGGGTAAAGCAAAGTTTCGGAGGGGCTACTTGGTTTACTTTAGTTAAAGGTGAAAAAGTGAAGCCGTTTGCAGACGGCTGCTTAACTCCTGAAGAGCGGTATTGTGCAGTAGGTGCGTTTCTGGATTCTCTTAAAATAAAAAAAAGCACCGCTTCTGTTGGCCCAGAAGCGGCTAATGTTCAGTAACATAGCAAATAAATCTATGCTTTATAGTATCACAGGTGTTGCAATGATGCAATGACGGCTAACTTCAAAAAAATGATAATTTGAGAGGTGCTCAGGTGCAAGGCGATGATATTAGGAGAAATTTACAAGCACCCTTTTCACCCACGGAAATTGAATGGCGTATCGGGGCCACTACAGGAGATAAAACAAAAGGTATTGCACTGGCGTATGTTACAAACCGGGCTATTCAAAATAGGTTAGATGAAGTGTTTGGTCCATTTGGCTGGAAAAACGAGTTTCGAGAATGGAAGAATAATAGTCAGCTTTGTGGTATTTCGGTGTTGCAAAATAATGAATGGATTACTAAGTGGGATGGAGCAAACGACAGTGAGGCTGAGGCTATTAAGGGTGGTTTAAGTGATGCAATGAAACGCGCTGCAGTTCAGTGGGGGATTGGCAGGTATTTATATGATTTAGAGCAGGAATGGGTACCGATTGCTCTTTCAGGAAAGTCGTACCGGCTGCTGGATATACCACGCTTGCCTAAATGGGCATTACCACAAGGATTTTCCTATGATAAGACAGGGAGTAGCCGACAAAAAATGGCAGGTTCTATAACTGCAGCCGACGAGTTTACTTCAACTATGCAGGCGGCAGTGCTTGTGGAGGGGAATCGAAATGCAATTACAGAGCGGCAATTTGGTGCTATTCGAAGAAAGAGCACTGAATATGGCCTTACAGAGCATGAGTTACAGGATTTAATAAGGTCCAGGTTTCGGGTGAGTACGTTAGCGGAGCTTGATAGAATGCAAGCAAGCTTACTCATTGCAGATATGCGGTGCTTATGGAAAGAATTTGAGGCTAGAGTCAAGTAGACACGAAAATCTGCATTTTAACTAAAGAAGAAAAAGGATGTTGAAAGCATGAGTGGTTTACCGTTGAAAACACGCGAGAGAATTGCGCAGGATTCCCGTAGTGCAACGAATTGGCTTTGGGCGATTATGCTTATTTTGATAGCGGTTACACCGCTTTCATGCGGCAATTCTGACAGAACAGTGCAAGTTACTGAGGTTTATACGGTAGAGAAGGGCGATACTTTGTGGGGGATCGCCGGACGGTTTATTGAGAAAAACACGGATAGTAAACGGGATATTCGGGAGTTTTATTATGGAATTTTGCAGCAAAATTACGATGCAGTGTTTAAAGATAGAGGGCCGTATTATTTGATTTATCCAGGAGATAAGCTGGAAATTTCCTATTGGAAAAAGGAGAAATGAGAATGCGACGGGTGCGTGTGGGGGATTATGTGTGCTGGAATAGCCAGGCTGGTGGGTATCGAAAAGCGAAGGAAGGTGATGTAATTGCGATCATTCCACGATTGGATGATGCCAGCCGGTATGTACCGCAGAGTGCTCCGCAATGCCGGCTGAAGTTTCAGTATGTGAATATGATCGTTGATCGAGTTTTGGTCGCTGTTAGACGAAAGAGCGGTTCGTATGATTATTATGCTCCGTCGCTCAGGTTGGTTGAGGTGGTGGACTAGCGGTGCTGACGAAAAGCCAATGTGCCTGTTTGGCAAATTTGACAGCTTTTTTTGTTGCTTTATTCTTAGGATCTTTGCTGTATTCCAATACGATGGATGTAGAAAGGCTACTGACAGATTAAGGCCAATTAAAGCAGGATGTTTTAGAACTGCGTCGGTTAGTAGACGAGCGAACGCATCCGGAGGTTATACAAAAGCGCCAGATTGAATATCTGTTGCGGCAAGGTGAGTTTAAGGAGTGAATGATATGGCAATGTCGGTCGAAGAGTTAACTAATGTAATTGCGTTACATCGGTGCGGTTTGACGGCAAAGGAAATTGGTTTTTTGGTTTGTTATGCTCCTTCTACTATTGAGAAGCGATTAAAGGTACTAGGATATCGATGTAATGGCGGCAGTGGTCATGGGGGCAGACGGCCTGGTTCGGGAAGAAATGAAGCTGTAGTTGATTTTTTTTGATGTTGTGAGGTGAGTGTTTTGGTTATTATTGATAAAGCTTTTTTAATTGCTGAGTTAAAAAATATTATTGTCTCATTACGAAGTCCGGTCTGCGAGGTTGTTGATAAAGCCGGGAATGAGCTGGTGTTGTGGCAGGCGATTCAAGATATTGCGGGTAAAGAGGTTGATTTAGTTGACCGGGTTGCTTTTGAGCGTTTATATGTACATAATTTTGCTCTGAAACATGCTTTTTTGGAACGTCGCCGGCGAAGCAGTAAAAGCGGTTGAGGAGGGAGGAGTATGGCTTGTGGCCACGAGGCTACCTACATACTGCTATACCGCAAGCTTTTGTATAATGGCCATTTTTCCTTACCGCATATTGCTTTTAAGATGTTCATTTATTTGTTGTTAAAGGCAAACCGATTTCCGGATAAGAAGTGGAGGTTGGGGATTGGTGAGTGTTGGGTTAGTTATGCTGATATTCAAGCCGATTGTGCTGAGGGAAACGAGCATGTTCTAAGTAAGGCTACTGTGGCCAAAATGTTAAGCCTGCTTGAACGTGGCGGATATATACAGCGTATTGTGAGGGAAGGCGTTGGTATGAAGGTGAAGTTACAAAATTATGGTGCTTATCAAAGGGCTGCAAGCCCGTTAGCGAGTGCGGAACCAGTAAAGGCAGAATTAACCGGTTCAATAAGTGAACTGCTGACCGAAAGGGGGCATTTGGCAAGTTCTATTGTTGCCGGTCCGGAGGGGGTTGAACCGGTGAAGGGAAGTTCATTGTACGGTTCAACTATGGGTTCACTAGGAGGTTTAGTTAATGAACCCATACAAGAAGGGAATAAAGAAGATAAGAAAATAAAGAAAAGTACAGTAATGGATTATTATTACGAGTTATTTGTCGATCGGTTTGGGGTTAAACCTTTTATTAACAGTGGTAAGGACGGAGCTTTGCTGAAGAAGGTGGTCTCAACTTACGGTGACGAGAAGGCAAAGGCGTTATTGGCCAATTTTTTTGCGAGTGAGGATCGGTTTATTCGGGAGAGCGGGTACTCTATAGGCGCTTTTGTCAGCCAAGTAAATAAGTTGGTGATCGCATCCAGGGAGGTGAGTGGAGGTGGAAAAGCTCAGCGGCATATCAATGTTAGCGAACTGGCAGGAGCGGGCGAGAGCAATGGAGCAGCGGACCTCCCGTTCGGTGTCCGTTGTGCAGGTGAGGTCGACTGAGGAATGCCCGTGGCGGCAGCGAGATTGCAAAGGCTGTGAGGATCGCAATATAACACGAGAAACTGGGACAACTTGTTATATAACCAAAGCGTGTAAGGCTGCCCGAGTAAGAGCGGAATTGCTGGAAAAGAGCGGGCTAGTGGGAAGTGACATTCGACAGACTTTTAGCAGCGCTGCTATGGACAAGTATACCCGGCGACTGTATGAATATTTGCAGCAGGATTGGGATCGAGAGCAGTGGCTTTATATTTATAGTGGTAGGGATGCTAACAGTGTAAATCCAACGGGAAATGGCACCGGTAAAAGCTATACGGCGAATGCCATTGCGAACTTGCTCATCGATGCGGAGATTTCCGTATTGGTATGCCGAGAGGTCGATATGGCAGCGCAGTTGCAAGCTACGTTTGATGAGCGAAGCGGCGAAAGTGAATATGCCCTGATGGGAAGGTTCAAGGGAGTTCCGGTTCTGATTGTGCAAGATTTTGGCAAACAAGGCTGTAAATCGGAGTGGTGGCCGATGAAGCTGTACGACATTATTGATCAGAGGGTTATTGGTAATAAAACAACCATTTTTACGAGCAATCACGATGTTACGAGTTTGCGTGTAATGGAAGAACGGTTTGGCGATAATCATGGACCGGCAATACGATCCAGACTGCTTGGTATGTGTGGGAAAAATCAAAATATTTGGCGCTTAGATGGACCGGATAGAAGACTGGTTATTGCTAATCGGGGGTAGTAAGGCTACTGCATGACATTACTAGAGAAGGGGAGTGATGTGAATAAACTGGCAAAGGAAACGATTTTGGCTGCGCAGGGTCGAAAGTGTGGTTGAGTATTTGTCTTTCCAGGAGTTTTATCAGACCTTAGTCCAGGTTTTAACTCCAATTGTTTTAGCGCTGCGCTACGAAGGGGTAGAACCTAAGAGAATTTGCAAGGTTTTAATATTAAACAAAAGGCGGAAGATAATGCTTGGTATCGGATTCGGAAAAAGGCGGCATTGTTCAGAACCAAGTCGGCAATATAATCAAGTGATAAGTAATAGGAGGGTAAAATGAATTCAGTTGGTTTAATTGGACGTTTAGTGCAGGAACCGGATGTGCGATATACCAAAAACGGTAAGGCTGTAGCATCATTTACTATGGCAGTAGCTCGCAGTTATGGCGGACAAGCTCAAACAGAGGTAGCCGATTTTATTCCCATTGTTGCGTGGGGGACTTTAGGTGAGTTGTGCGGTAATCACTTAGCAAAAGGGCAGCGGATTTTTGTTCAGGGGCGTATGCAGGTACGCTCTTATGAAGCTGCAGATGGACAAAAACGGCGGGTAAGCGAAATTGTGGCCGAATTTGTGGCACGAGGTGTGGAAGCCGATAATGGGATGGCTGTTCAAGAACCGGTGAATTCCGCGATGCCTGCTGATTTTAGTCGTTTTGGTCATGAGGTGGTCAATGAGAAGATTCCTTTTTAAAAGAAGGTGGCAGGGGAGGAAATAGCCGTGGCTAGGCGGCATGCTCAGGCTGTGCTGGAGAAGGCGATTCTTATTGTATATGGGCCTGGTGTAGAGCATGGATTGTATGACATGGCAGTGAAGATTTTGGGAGAAACAGATGAGTGGAAGCAATGCCAAATAACGGATAACTTGTTTCGCCGTGGGTTTTTGCAACGGGATTATGCCGCACGGAAGCTCTGTTTATCTTCAAAAGGACAAGCGGCATTGAGCCTATTAGATAAGGTGTACGCAGAGGGCACTCTGCAGCTGTGAAGGAGGGAACGGCCCAACGATGAAAGAGGATAGATCGATTGAAGAGTTGGTTATAGAGAATATTCGGTTGCCTGCTTACATGGTTGAACGATATTGTGCCAAGTTTCTTGGGTATTGTGAGTTTGAAGAGCTGGTAGCTGTGGGAAATGTTGGTTTAGTGAAAGCGGCGCAACGGTTTGACGGGACAAGAGGAGTACGCTTTACTACCTATGCGTGTGCCGTTATTCATGGAGAAATATTAAAGTTTTTGCGAGATTCTATCGATTTGCTGTCTTTTTCTCGTCCTACTAAGGAGCTTTACTTATCGATTCAAAAGAAGGGTTTAGGCAGCTTGACGGTTGCTGAAATAGCAAAGGTACTGAATGTGCCGATAGACAAGGTGAAGGGTGCTTTTGATTATGCAAAGTTCCGCTATGCGACATCGATAAATGAGATTGTTTGTCATAGTAGTGAAGGGGACCCAATCACGATAGGGGATTGTATTCGGACTTATGAGGATTTTGAATCACCGGTGATGTATGGTGAGATTTTTGAGATGCTAGATTATCAGGAGCGCATTGTGTTTACCGGACGTTATATTGACATGATGACAAGAGCGGAGGTGATTAACCGGTTAGGGCTAAGCTGGCGGGGCTATGAGCGGATTGCACGCCAAGTCAGTAAGAAGTTAAAACGGTACTTCTATCAGGAGCATAAGTTAGTTCGCAGGCAAGGTAGGGCGTTCAGGTGTTGCGTCTAACGGCGGCCGAGGTGTAGAATGGAATGTTTGATTTATGTGTGTTGGAAGGAGCATAAATAAGAGGTGGCGGGATTGGCAAATGATGCATGTCCCAATTGCGGTATTCGATGGGATCATCCGGAGTTGCCGGTGGAAGGGGAACGGCTGTACTGCACTTGCGAGAACATCTTTGAATTTGATAAAGGCTATTGGCGGGAGGTGGTCCCCTATTTTGAACAGTATCAATACTTCGCGGAGCGGACGGCGGATTGTGGGCAAGACAGTGGGCAAAGACTGGGAAATTTCGGGCTGGGGATAGCGGGAGAAACGGCTGAATTTATTGATGCTGTTGTCAATTTAGAGTTTGCCGGGGGCGAAAGCACAGCGATTATTAAGGAAGCCGGTGATGTCAACTGGTACTGTGCTACGCTTTGTACGACGGCGGGGCTTAGTTTTCAGGCGGTTGTAGACGGGGCAAAAGAGGCTGAAGCGGCGCCGCTGTATGTTTGTATTGGCAGGTTGGGTAAGGCTGCTGGCGATGTAGCCGAGTATGTTAAAAAGGTTGTATACCATGGTCATGCTTTGGATGAAACTAAGCTGGGCAAGCTGATTGGTAATGTTTTAGCCTGGCTGAAGCTGTTTTGCAGGCGCTATGGTCTATGTATGCAGGAGATTTGCAATACGAATATTGCCAAGTTAAAACAGCGTTATCCGGATGGGTTTACCAGTGCCGCCAGTATCAATCGGGTGGTATAACGGCGGAAAAGTGCTGGATGAGATTTTATCAACTGGCAGGTGATCATTTGAATAAAGTAAGGGACTTGGAGAAAACGTACGGACAGCCAATTCGTAAGATTATTGTTGATGCGCTGAATGAGCATGGCAGCGTTGAAATAGCGGCAGATATTGTCGGCTATTCACAGAGGCATTTGCGCAGTCTGATACAGAAGTTGGGTATACGCAAGGTTTGGCGTTAGACTTTATAACAAAGACCACTCAAATTTGAGTGGTCTTTGCTTTGCTGCTATAACTAAAAAAGTGTGTGCAATTTCCGAAAACGGATAAAGATCCCCTTTATACTTACCGGTAGGATGAGAAAAGATAATCAGGCTAGGCTAAGCGAATGAGTGATTGTTTTAGTTGATGCACCGGGATCTGAGGAAAGTAGGCATGCTGAATTTTGAATGAAATACTTGGTGTGAGTAGACGAGCAGTACCGCTTTAAAGAGGTGAGGTTGTATGCAGGCAAAAGCAAGTTTTGGCTGCCGGGAGTTGTTATCTGTACGGAAAGGGCTTCGCCCGAAGAGGGGTAAGCGGCGATTCGGGCGTTTAGCTGGCCAAATGCTGCTTACGCTTTATGAGTCGGTTTGGGAACGGGATAGTCGGTGTTGTTTTTTTTGTGGCCGTCCAATCCCGTGGGGAACGATTCCGCACCACGAGCAGCCTAAGGGGCAGGGGGGGAAGGACCGTATGGAGGATTTAGTTATGTTGTGCCAGGATGCGGCGGTTAATCCCTGTCACTATCGGCGGCATAACGGACCGGATAGCCGGGAGATACGGCAGTTTTGCATGACATATTTGCTTGAATGCTACCCCGATACTAAGTAAGACACGGTTGCTGCGTAGGTGTTTATTTAGTAAGGGGCCAGTTTATGAAAGAGGGGGCCAACGTAATGAGTACATCTGTAACCCCTGTTTTGTTTGAAATACCTGAAGATCCTGATCCGGCGCAATTGCATCATGCTTTGCGGGTGTGCACGAATCAATTGGCGAGGGTAGGCAAGTTGGTAACTCAGTACAAAACGGAGGCAGCAAAGGCAAAGACTAGGTATAACCGTATGTATGCTCAAGCAGTTGTTTTACATAAGGATGCCGGTAATATGCAGCTGGTGAAATCGCTGGCAGAGGTAGAGGCGAGTGTAGTTGCAGCAATTGATGAGTTGGATGAAAAGCTTGCGCTGTTTACTTTGGCTAAAGGTGAGTTTGATTGTTGGGAGGCATATTTTATTGCTCTCAGGAAGATTGCTGAGGTACGTAAGGTAGAGATCAGTAAGTTTGGGGGATAGGGGAAGAATGGATGCGAGATGGCGGAAAAGTGCGCAGAATCTGTGGCTCTTGTGAATATTGGAGCGTACCGGGAAGAGGGGAACGAATACCGTTACTGCAAAGCTGCGTAAGATGCGGTTCTAGTTGTTTGCGACCAGGATGGCAGGTAAGAAGGTGCGAAAGTGGAGGCGATACGCTTGAGCAAGGTTGATTGTGGTAGGTGGTATCCTGAAACAGAGCGCTTGATTGCGGTGTATTGGAAAAAGTGTATGAGGATCGAAAGGCTGCGGGCGATTGAAACTTCTGTGAAAGCGAGTTTATATGAAGTAGATCGTTCGCTTCATCATTTCAAACGATTGCCTGGTCTAACAGCTCAATATGGCTACCATCCGGGGGGCAGTGGCGGCTTTGCTAAGGGGATTGGTGATCTTGTCGCGGATTATGAGCAGGAGGTAGAAAAGCTGGTTAAGCAATTGCTGGAGCGCAGCAGGCGGCTTGTCAGTATTCAGAGCCGGATCCATCAGCTGGAAGAATGGTGTGCTCCGTTTACCAACGCTTTTGCCAAGTTTGGCAAGGAGGGGATTTCGGTACTGGAGCAACGGTATATATATCGGCGCAGTAATTATCAGATCGCCGAGCTACTTCATATGAGCGAGCCGACGGTAAGGAGAATGGTGAAACGAATGATTACGGTTACTGCCGATTGGCTTGGGAAAAGATGACGCAAAAGTGACGCACATGGCAGCATTTTAATTGCTATACTGAATTTGTGGGATTTTGGCCGATCATGCTTGTTTGATGGAACTGCTCTCTAGTGGAGAACAGTTATGTTATAGAGCAGCCGGTATTTGCGGTTGGCATGGCTGTTATATGCAATCGGTGGCAATAGTGCCGCCAATGAAAGGGCTTATTAATTGCCGTCCGTTGAGGGCGGCTTATTTACTTATCAGGAGTGGGTTTGATGGGGGAAAGGACTTGTTATACAAAGGATTGTACGTATTATGATTGCCAATATAATGAATGCGGTCGGCAGCATAATATGCCTTGTAAGGATAGGAGGAGTAGCAGGGATGGAGAACGGAAGGTTTCAAACAATCGGCAGATGGATCGGGCAGCTGGTAGATGACAAGGATAGAGCCTACGGCGAGGCGATTCTGACGGTGGAGCGGATATTGGCGGTGCTGTATCCTGAAGGCATTAGCCCTGACCGTTATAAGGATGCTCTTATCCTGGTCCGAATTTTAGATAAACTGAGCAGGATTGCTAAGGGAGATCCGCAGGCTTTCGGTGAGGATCCTTGGGCAGATTGCGCCGGTTATTCCATACAGGGAGTCGTTCGCAATATGGCAAATGATAAGTTATAGGGTGATGCGGGGTGTTTAATGAGGGTGATCGGGTAATCGTACCGGTAAGAGGAATTGTTTTAAGGAACCGCAGTAGAGGTGAAATGCGCTCAACAGGAAAAAAACGGTTTCAGATCCAGTTGGAAGTAAGTGAAGCGGCAAAAGAGTGTTGCGCTCAGCAGGAAAGAACCTTGATTACCAAGGATTATGAAGCAAATGAGGTGCAATGTTATGCATGCGAAATTTCACCGGAGCTGCAGAGTTTAGCCGATAAGGTTATTACTAGGATGCCGGATTTAGGGTTTATTGATGAATGGGTAGGCCGGGAGAATATTGCTTATGTGCTCAGTTATGAGCCTAAAGTGGTGCGAGCCGGCAATAAGACCGTTTATGCCGATTGCTGTAAGGTTAAACCACCTTTTAGGGCTTTTATGGATTACCAGTATGTTATAACGGTGTATGAACCGCACGTTGCGTATATGAGTGAGGCACAGATGGCACTGCTGATGTGGCATGAGCTTAAGCATGTGCCGATTTGTGGTAAGTTTGTTCCACATGATGTGGAAGATTTTAGTGCAATTGTTGAGGGATATGGGATTCATTGGTCGGAGCCTGATGCAGATATCCCCAATATTTTGGCAGGTGATGACGATGGCTGGTGAGCGGGAGGCGGCATTCAATGTAAGAAAAAGTAAGGATTGGATACCAAGTACGAAGCAAATTGCACTCGCACATTTGCTTGTTAATCCTGAAAGCCGCGGGACTAAGGAGAAGAAAGCGGAAGAGGCCGGAGTTACTTACAAAACATTATGGGTTTGGATGAAGGATCCGAATTTTGTTGCGTATCTTAATCGCTTGATTCACCAGTATACGGATGCCGAAATCGCAGAGGTTTGGAAGGCTCTTATTCGCAAAGCGAAAATTGGCGATGTGTCGGCGATTAAGTTGTTTTTCGAAATGAAGGGGATGTATAAGGAGCAGAAGAAGGTGGAGCATACGGGGGAAGGCGGCGGACCGATTGATACGGAGCTGAAGATTGTTATTGATTATGGCGACGGCAGGGGCGATGGCTGAGGCTGTTGTTCAGTTTAATCGTGTTTTCCGGGAGTTTAACAGGACGCAGTGCCGGTATCGATGTGCAAAAGGCAGTGCCGGTAGTGGCAAGTCGGTTAATATCGCCCAGGATTATATTGTAAAGTTGATGGATCCGAAATTTGTAGGCGCTAATTTACTGGTGGTTAGAAAGATTGATGAGTCGCACCGGGATAGTACGTATGCTGAGTTAAAGGCGGCGATTAACCGGATATGCGGTAAAGCGGCAGCGGTGTTGTGGACAGTTCGGCAGAGTCCTATGGAAATAGTTTGTAATCGAACGGGAAATAAGATTATTTTTCGCGGTATGAAAGATGAATCACAACGCGAGAAAATTAAGTCCGTAAGTTTCGAGTATGGTAAGTTGGTATTCATATGGGTAGAAGAGGCTACTGAGCTTGAGGAATCAGATATTGATATTTTAGATGATCGGTTGCGCGGGATATTACTTAATCCTAATTTATATTACCAAATGACATTTAGTTTTAATCCGGTGAGTGCATCGCATTGGATTAAAGCTAAGTATTTTGATACAGCGAGTCCCGATATTTTTACTCATCATAGTACGTATCAGGATAACCGTTTTATTGATGAAGCGTATTACCGGCGGATGGAGCTGAGAAAGGTCCAGGATACCGAGGGGTATAAGGTTTATGGTGAAGGGGAATGGGGAATTACGGGCGGTCGCTTTTATAATATGTGGTCCAGTTCCTTGCATGTTTGCAGGCCGTTTGCCATTCCGCGGGAATGGGTGAGATTCAGGGCAATGGATTGGGGCAGTTATCATCCTTATTCTGTTGGCTGGTATGCGGTTGATTATGATGGCCGGCTATGGAAATACCGGGAATTGTATGGCTATGGTGGTAAGGCAAATGTAGGAACTAAAGAGACGGCTAAGCAGGTTGCGGTAAAAATTGCCGAGGCGGAAGCTGATGAGCAGCAAATTTCATATGGAATTTTGGATAGTGCCTGCTGGAATAAGACCGGTACAGAAGGACCCACGGTTGCCGAGGAGATTAATCGTGTTTTAGCTGAGAAAAATAAGACGTTATTTACTCCGTCCACAAAAGGACGGGAGCATGGTGCCGAGCAGGTGAAGATACGCCTGACTGGTTATACAGACAAGGAAGGGAAGCAAATACCTGGTATTATTTTTTTTGAAACGTGCGTTCATACGATCCGGACACTGCCACTGTTGACACATGATAAGCATAACCCGGAGAAGGTGGATACGCGTGGGGAAGATCATGCATTTGATGAAACCATGTATGCTTGTACGTCGCGGCCCTGGGCTCCTGAAAAGTTGAAAGAGGAACGGCGTGAACGGTATTTGTGCGATCGAGCGGGACAGCGTAGTTGGATGGCGTATTAAGTTTTTATTTTGAGGCAGTAGACCGTCAAAGATGGTTTATATAAGGAAATGGGGAGTGGAAACGAATATGGAGATGATTAAGGTATCAGCGGATTCGGTGCCAGGTAAGGTTGCAGGGGCGGTTGCTGCCGCAGTACGGGAGCAAGGTCAAGCTGTTGTACAGGGGATTGGCGCCGGTGCGGTTAATCAGGCTGTAAAATCAATTGCGATTGCTCGGGGTTTTTTAGCGCCGCAGGGAGTCGATTTAATTTGTATTCCTGGCTTTGTCGATGTTAGTATTGCCGGGGAAGAGCGTACGGCTATTCGTTTTGTAGTAAAAAACGGTTAAGGGACAGGCTCTGTTGCCTTAGGTAGTCAAGAAGAAGTAAGGAATGAGCTTTTTCATTTGATGGCAGGACTGTAATGCCATGACAAGGCCAAGAGATGGGAGGTGGTTTGTTTTTGCTTGCGATTTCTACAGAAGAGTTACCACAGGGTGTTGATCAAGAGGGGATAAGTTTTGCTCAGTATCGTGATGAGTTCCGGGCAAGTGTAGATAGAGATAGGGAGTGGCGCAACGAGGCTAAGGAGGATATGGAGTTTTACTGTGGCAAGCAGTGGGCTGATCAGGACAGCGCAGCATTAGCCGAACAGGGCCGACCTACGTTGACGATTAACCGGATAAAGCCGCTGATTAATTTGCTCTCCGGGTATCAGCGCCTTAACCGGTTTGAGCCTGAGTTTTTGCCGCGGACGAAGTCGGATATGGATTTGTGTATGGTACGTAAGGGTGTTACCAAATATATTATGGATCAGTGTGATTATGCCAGTATTGAGTCATCCGTATTTATTGATGGTGCCATTTGCGGGCGTGCCTGGTTTGAGGTATGTTATGAGTGGGATTATGCGGTGCTTGATGGTGATATTAAGGTTAAGCGTGTATCGCCAATGGATATTTATGTTGATCCTGAGTCAAGGGCGGTCGATTATTCAGATGCTAAATTTTTGTTCCGGTGTAAGTGGGCTGATAAGGATGAGCTAAAAGCTGTGTATCCGGAACATGCAGACGTCATTGATTTTGCTACGAATGAGTATGATCGGGCAGAGGATGTTACTCTTGTCGGGTTAGAGCCCTTGTGGTATCAAAAGAATACTCATAAGCTCCGGTTGGTAGAAAGATGGGGACGGCGCACTGAGTCACAGCAGTATTATTTAGTTGTTATTGATGGACAAGAAAGTTTGCTGAAAAAGGACGAGGTTTCGGTTGCTCATTTTGTTTCCGGGCAAGTGAAAAAACCGATAAAACTGCCGGTAACAAAGACATATTTTACAACGTTTATTGGTGAGCATGTTTTGGAGGAGAAAGAGTCTCCTTATGAACATGGCATGTTTCCTTATGTTCCGTTTATTGCTTATTATCTCGGCGAAGGGGATATCCCGGCGGGTGTTGTACGCGATATTAAGGATCCTCAGAAGGAAGTCAATAAACGCCGTAGTCAATCGCTGCATATTCTCGGTACCCAGGCCAATAGTGGCTGGATTTATGAAGAAGGCGTATTTGATGCAAAGCAAAAGTCCAATGTGCGCCAATTTGGCTCTATGCCGGGTGTGATGGTGGAAACCAAACCGGGAATGATGGGGAGGCTGCAGCGCATTAATCCGCCGAATCCGCCGATCGGACTTATGCAGGCGGAGCAGGAGGCTGCACAGGATATTCGCGACATTAGCGGGATTAATGAGGGGATGCTGGGGACGAATATCGGGCAGTCGGCAAGCGGCAGGGCAATTGAGCTTCGTCAGAGACAGGCAGTAACGCATATTGGAGCACTGTTTGATAATTTACGGCGGGCTAAGCAGCATATTCTGTTTATTCTGTGGGGTAAGCGCGGTAAGAAGGGATTAGTTCAGCAGTATTATACGGATGAAAAGACTTTCCGCATTATTGGCGATAATGGTCAACCGGATTTTATTACAATTAACCAGCGGGTTCAGGTTGAGGATCCCGTTGCTGGAGTCATTCATAAGACGCTGAATGATTTGAGTGTTGGCGAGTTTGATATTGTTGTTTCGGATACGCCAAGTACGGCTACGCAGCGGCAGAGTCAGTTCTGGGCTCTTGTTGATGCTGTGTCAAAGCTGGGGATACCGGGTGATCTGGTGTTTGACATGTTGATCGATATGTCAGACATTCCTAACCGGGAGGAAATTAAAAGGCGCTGGCTGGAGCGGCAGCAAGTCCAGCAGCAGGTTTTCCAGCAGCAGGCAGTGCAGCAGCAGGCAGCTCAGCAGTTGCCAATAAAGTTAACGGGTAATATCAATATCAAAGATATTCCGCCGGAGGCACAAGCCCAAATGCTGGCCAAGGTTGGTATTCAGGTGGGCTCGCCACAGCAATTGCCGCAAAATCCATTGTTGCAGCTTGTCCGCCAATTGCCGCCACAGGTAGTACAGGATATTGCTCTGATGGGACCGCAAGAGTTATTTGGTGCGCTAAGGGTGTTACTTGGCCAATTGCCGTCAGAAGTTCAGAAGCAAGTGGGGCAGTTGCTGCAGGGAACTGCGCCTGAGCAGGTAATCTGGTTGTTCCACGATGCTGCCGTGCAGGTTATTGGTACTGCAGATGGTATGACTGGTCCGCTGATTAGGCAAGTGCAACGGCCGAGGCCGCAGGTAATGACACAGCCCGCTATGCGCGAAATGATGAATGCAGCGCATGGAGGAATATGAGCAGGCTATAACGGCTGGATTATCACCGTAGAGTGCTTATGTTAGATGAACGACAGAACAAGGGAGTGAAGAACAGTGAAGCAAAACGAGCAATTGGAAGGGCGGCTTAAACCTGGAACGGTGAAGAACCGGCGACGCGGTGCAGTAAGCGAGTCAATGAGTCAATTTAATAGCGGCAATCAGCTGCCGGATTTAATTCCGTCAGGGCAGGTGCCGGCAAGTAAAGCGGAATTGGAAGATGTGGCCGCCGGCAATCAATTTCGCATGAAGGCAACTCGTGATTGTGGAGCCGCCTTGGCATTTATTACCGAACGGCTGGCAAAAGGGAGCACGGTTGATCACCCGTTGCTTGGTCAGGTAGAAAAAGCGCTGGAAATGTGCAAAGAATTCCATTTTATTATGAAGATGTATTGCATGGCTGAGAATATTGACAGGCAAGATAGTGGTGAAAAACTAAGAAATGGGACGGCTGACGAAAACGGTTAGCCGTTTTTATTTGCGCATGCAGCGGCGTTACAGCTGCTTTATGGCTTATTTTTCCCGTGAATAAGCCTGTTTTCTAGCGGGAAATTTCGTGCCGCCGACGTTACGGGCGCAAGGGGGTTTAGCGTAAATGGCAGATCGTTTTGAAATACCCGAGGAGTTGGAAGGAATCTCAGAGGAGATTGCGTTGGAGATTATGCGTGAGGCTGCTGAATTGGGAGGAACTGGACAGTCAGATTCCCAATTTACGGCAGGGGAGTCTACGGGTATTCGAGACGCAGCGCCAGTAACATCGGTAAGTGATGAAGCAATGGGAACTAATGAAATAATGCCGGAATCCGTCGGGATCTCTGCACCCGCTACCACGCAGAGTATGGACAATGGCGATGAAAAGGATAAAATGGTTCCACTAGCAGCATTGCATGATGAACGGCGCAGGCGTCAGGAAAACGACAAGAAGCTGGCAGCCTTAGAGGCGGAGCTTGAACAAATGCGGGCGGCGAGAACACAACCGGCATCTGCTCAGCCTGCAGGCGGACAACAGCAGGCCGCGAAATCGCTGTCGGAGGATCAAGAGCAGCGTCAACAGGCCGGACAATACCGCCGCCAGTTAATTCAGTTTGCCAAAGAGCAGTTTAAAGAAGAAAACGGCAGAGAGCCGGATGTTTATGCGAATGAAGATGATAGTGCAGAAATGGCGATTTTAATTAATGAACTGCATGGTAGAATTCTGGCTGAGACGAATCGTATCCATGGGGAGCGACAGGCGATGACCCGCGCTTATCATGATTTTGCCTCCAGGGAGACGGCCCAGCCTGAGTATAATGCTGTATGGAATTACATGTTAAACCGGGTAGCAAAGCTGCCGCCAATGCAGCAACAGGCTTTGTCGGAAACGTTTGAGAGGGCGACAAGTGGTACCGGGTCGATGTCGGATGTTATGGCGATTCAAAATCTTTGGGAAAGCTCAAAATTAATGTGGAAGGCGGAGCAGCAGGATAAAGCGCCTAGAAATGGTATATCTGAGGCTGTTGCGGTAATTTCTTCGTCTGATCCGCATACGACGAGTCTTGAACAAAAACTAAATCAAATTGGTAAGCACCCCAGAGTGAATCAAGTCACTGGAGGCAATTCGCAGGGCGGACCAGCTGTGTCTGACTTGGAGCGAATGCTGAAGGAAACGGATTGGGACAAAATTCCTGCTGAGTATCAGCGATTGTTACTCGATGAATAATGCCAAATCCACAGATTCCTCCGACGGGTGTATTGTTTTGTAAATTTATAATGTATGATGGAGGATGATTAATATGGCTGATACAGTAATTCCCGTAGCGCTGCGGCAAAAGGCGTGGGCAAAAGAGACTTGGACTGCGGCGGTAAAAGAGAGCTTTTTTGCGAATTTTATGGGCAAATCTTCTGATTCTTTGATTCAGATTAAAGAGGAGTTAAAGAAGGAATCAGGAGATCAAATTACGATTTCTCTGCGGATGCCGCTCTTGAGTGATGGAGTGGTAGATGATGATATGCTGGAAGGTAATGAAGAGGCAATGCAATACTTTGACTTTTCGGTGCCGATTCATCAATACCGGAATGCGGTGCGCTTAAAAGGAAAAATGGAAGAACAGCGGACAGCTAAAAATTTACGAGCTGAGGCAAAGGATGCATTGAAGGATTGGTACACGGAGAAGATGGACAACATGATCTTCAGCGCATTGTCCCAGAATCCATCGCCCCGGCGGACAATTTTTGCTGGAACGGCAGCAGCTGTCGATACGCTCACGGATGCGGATAAGTTTAGTACTGCTGTTATTTCAAAGGCAAAGCGCGCAGCATCTAAACGCGTTATTTACAATTCCAACCATGTTCTCCCCAAGATTCGTCCACTGAAGGTTAATGGCAAGAAGGCCTATATTATGCTAATTACACTGGAGCAGCTGCGCGATTTGCGTTCTGATCCGGTATGGGTATCGGCACAAGAAAATGCAAATGTGCGCGGTGAAGATAATCCAATTCTCTCTGGCTCGGAGGGAATTTATGATGGTGTGATTATTTATGCGCACGAAAGGGTGACGATCACTCCTACCGGTGATGCAGGAGCGAATGTCGGGCATGCTTTGCTGCTTGGTGCTCAGGCCGGTGCTTTCGCCGTCGGCGGTGAGCAAGAGTGGAATGAAGAAACGTTTGATTACAAAAATAAGACCGGCTTTGAAGTGGGCTCTATTTTTGGTATCGCTAAATCCCAGTTTGATACGGAAGACTTTGCAGTTATTCATGTGCTTACTGGTAATAAGGCGGACTAGTATACTATGGCCAGGGTGTAACAGCCCTGGCCTATTTATTATATAGGTGGTGAAATTATTGTCTACAATGAATAAACTAGTGGTTAAGATTAGACTGAAGCTTCGGGATATGGACGGCGCTCAATACAGTGCCTACGAAATTGTTGATGCAATCAATGAAACGATTGGCGAGTTGTGGCAAGTGGTAACACTTTACTATAAAAAACTTACATTTCCGGTGCCGGCACCGGTGGTTTTGAAGGAGTCGGATGATACCGGCTGGCCTGATATTTTTGACAACTTACTAATTGAACATTGTTTGATACTGCTTATGCCTGGCGATTACATAGCAAAAGAACAGGTAAAGGAACTTTGGCGGACTAAGGTTATCAGTTTGGCTGGAGCAATGAAGAAGGAAAAAGTTTTACAATCAGATTGTTGGAATTTGTACTATAAAGACGATAGCGAAGATGAAGATGAGGAGGGGGGTATTGGTTAATGAATTGGCAGAAGTTACCAGTTTTTATTGATGATTTGCTTACAACTTTGACAACTGTGTGGTCTAGTCAAAAGGTCCACAATGAAATAGAGGCGGCAAAAGAGGCGGCCGCAGAGGATGCACAGGCGAGGGTTGATGAGGCTCTTGCCGGTGGCGGAGGTGGTGGTGGGCCGAGCAACGTGACCCGGTTTTACAATACGATGGCTGAGCTTAAAGCGGATAAAAAGCTTACTGCCGGGATGAGTGCCGAGACGCGCGGCTATTATGAGGTTGATGACGATGGCGGAGCGCAGTATATCATTACAGATAAGTCGGAGCTTACCTGGGCAGAAAAGCTCGATAATGGCAAGTTTGCGCTAATTAACGAAAAAAAGCGGGTAACGTATCGCATGTTCGGCGCCCATTTGGATGGGGAGCAGGATGACGGACCGATGATGGTTAATTGTCATAAATATGCTGATTCTCAATTTGTATTTGACCAAAAGGAGCTTATCAGAATTTATACTTGCACGGTAGAGAATCACCAGGGCATCATTTATAAGCAAGGCACAAAGGCAATTATTTGTAACAGTGATATTGATCTTTCCGGCTCCTGTCTCTTGATTGATGATACAAATGCTACTTGGTTTGGTGTGTACGTATGGGGAGATGTCGATTCGCTGTATTACGACTGGGAAATACCGGATGATGTCAAAGAACGGTTTAGTGCTGACACGTTTTCCTTTAATATGCAGACGAATAGAGGGGATGCGCTTCCGGCGAATACGGTCTTAAAGCTTGAGGAAGATCCATATACGGCGCGTGATGACAGTGGTTATTTATATACGGTTGCTAGACGTGAGCTTATTGTTCATGATATGAATGGTATCTGCTCTTCGCCGCTGACGGACGACTGGCGCTATGCCGGTGGGGAAGAAATCAATTGCCAGATTTCCAATCTTGAAGGGGGTACGACGGAAACGGTACAGTCCTTTACGACCTTCCGTGCTTCGTATACGTATATTACGAGTAAGCATGGCACGTTTACCGGCTGCGATGTGCTCTTAAACATGTCGGCTAATAAGTATTGTTCCGTCATGTGGTGCAAGCGGCATAATGCGACTGTACAGAATTTCATTTTCCGTCCCCGGTCAGACTCCCTTCACAACACGGCGTTTAAAAATACGATGATTTATATATGGGATTCCTATAATGTAAGGGTCAAGAATTTGCAGGGTTTTAATGCCTCCGGTCAGGCAGATGGATCTTCGAATGGTACTTCCGGCTACATGCTGCGTGTAACGAATTGCTCCGATGTGGTTATCGAAGATTGCCGTATGCAGGGGTATTGGGGCGCAACAGCGATGGATTCGGTAAAAAATATTCATGTTTATCGTTGTCATTTGAACCGTTTTGACATTCATGATTATTTTTCTAATTTATGGATTGAGGATTGCAAGTTTTATGACAGTTCGATCCAGATTGGTTACGGACGCGGGATGTGTTCGGTTACGAATTGCCTATTTTACTGGAATCCCATTACCAATAGTTCATATCCTTCGTCTCATATTATCGAGTTTAATTTGTCCTATGGCCGCCTTTTTGAAGGATCGGTGTATGTGGATAACTGCCGTGTGGTAACCAAAAACCCGCCCGATAATGAATTCAATATTTTTAAGATGGAGTTTTCTCCGAATGCGACTTCGATTACGAAGCACTTTTTGTTCCCGACTATTATTTGTAAGAATATTGATATTCAATCTGATAAGACTGATACGCATTATGCTTATTTTAAAATTACAGGAACGCGCCGTGCTACTACAAGTAATACAGGGCCGACACATGTGTACGGGATTTCGAACGATGGCTCTGTCATTTGGCAGTATTACGGCCGTGGCGTGAATTGGGGGGATGATGTAACACGCATTGAACAAGATGGTATACTTCGCGTTACAGATACATTCCTTGATACGGAAGATAAAACGCAGTTTTATAACCGCCGCTATTACCGTTGTACACAGGCTGGGACGTTGAATTTTGGCGGTACTAAGCCCGATAACCGGGATGGTGCGGTGTTCACCTGTGGTACGGCAAAGCTTGTCTATTTCCCCGAGGCAATGTGGAAATCAAAAGCCAATTATGCGGTGGGGGATATCTGCGGCGCAAGTCCGTCAAACTGGTACCCGCTGTATTTGTTCCGTTGTATTGGAGCGGGGACTTCGAACGGATATTTTCCCACGCATCTTACCGGCACTGTGCTGGAGGGAACTAATGATCCCGTTTCCGAACCGGATGATTGCTGGTGGACGTATGTAGCGAAGCGGTCTGACTGGTGCAGCGACTGGCAGGCGAATATGACTGTTGTTGCCGGAAAGAGATTGCTGGCTGAGGATCGGCTGTATGAGATTGTAAGGGGTGGGCAGCTTACCGAGTATCCGCCGTATGACACGTACTGGTTCGGTGAGCATGATTGGGGAACGGCCCGCCTTAAGTTCATTGGTTCGGTACATAAGCCAAAAGCGTGGTATGCCAAGGGATCATACTGCGAAGCGCGCGGCAATATTTATCAGCTCGCCAAGCATGACGGTACTACAACTGGTGTTCTCCCGACTCGTGGCAATCCTTATTGCGTAGACGGGGATATTATTTGGGAATATAAATCGGGCGATACTCCGCCGCCAAATCCAGGGACAGATCCGGGGCCCGATCCGTCTGAGGCTGTACCGTGGCAAGCCAATACCGAATATGCAGACGGCACGGTGATTCAGGCCGGTACGCGCTTATATGTCGTCCAGCAGGCAACGACCGGCGCATCAAATCCGACGGACACTTCAGGAAATATCATCATGGATGGCGAAAGACGGATTAAGTTCCTTAAGCGGACGAAAGAGCAATGGCGTCAGCCTTCAACGGCCTATAGTGTGGGTTATATCTGTTGGGACTACATACCAGATACGAATCAGATCAATGTGTTTGCCGAATGCATTACAGCAGGTACAACGGCAGCTACAGGCTGGGGACCAATTGCAAGTGCTAACTGGTCGAGCGAGGGGACTTTCCAGGATGGTACGGTTGTCTGGAAGAAAATTTCCGATAAAGGGATATGGCGGAATAGCGGGATGAAGTATCCGTCCGGTACGATTTATCTAACGGATGTGGGGGAAACGGAAGCGGGCTATGTCCGACTTTATCTGTCTTTAGGTGGTGTGTCGGGCTCGACCGCACCAACAGATACTTCTGGCAATGCCTTTAAGAATGGTTCACTGATTCTTGCTTATACTCAGGCAGCGACTGCTTCAGCTTCAATCTCGGCTGTTACATTGCAGGCCACAGGCGATACCTGGAAGGCCAATACGATGTATAATGTGGGCGATCAGGTTATTTCCAACGGTAATACGTATGAGTGCGTATTTGACGGTAAGATGGTTATGCCGAATAAGACGGTGTTTGAAAACATCACAACGAATATGAGTAACGGCCATGTTTTCTGGTTTTACAGGGGTACGGACGTCCCGACTAAGCAGGGCGCTCTCCCCTGGGAACTTATTGTGAACAATTGTGAAGGTGTCGATCCGTTGACGGCAGAGGGGTTAGCTAGTGGTGCCAGTTATTTTTGCCATAGTAACAATCCCAATCCCGTAATACGGGTAGGGAGCAGTGGCGGGCAGGGTTCACAAGGACCGCAAGGACCAGCGGGAGTAGGTGTCCAAAATGCAAAAGTGGACAGCAGTGGTGATCTGATTGTTACGCTCACAAATAGCACTTCGATTAATAGTGGCCATGTAGTGGGAGCCGCCGGTGCGCCGGGAATGGTATGGCGAGGAACTTGGAGTGCCGGTACGGCTTATGCGGTGCGTGATGCCGTTAGTTATGACGGATCGACTTACTTGGCTCTGGTGGCGCATACTGGTGTGACTCCAGGAACGAATCCAGCTACATGGGGAGTGGTGGCGCAGAAGGGCGCAGATGGTGGGAGCGGGCAGGGATCGCAGGGACCTGAAGGACCACAGGGTCCAGTGGGAATAGGTGTCCAGGATGCCAAAGTAGATAGCCAGGGTGATCTGATTGTTACACTGACGAATAGCAATACGATTAATAGTGGGCATGTAGTAGGTGCCGCCGGAGCGACTGGCGCAGCAGGTCCGAGTGCATATCAAATCTGGCTGGCTGCCGGTAACTCAGGTACGGAGGCTGGCTTTTTAGCAGGGCTTAAGGGGCAGCCAGGTGAGGCCGGTGCGCCGGGAATGGTATGGCGAGGAGCTTGGAGTGCCGGTACAGCTTATGCGGTGCGTGATGCAGTGAGTTATGCTGGATCGACTTATTTGGCCTTGGCGGTTCATAGCGGTGTAACGCCGGGCACAAGTCCGACTACGTGGGGTTTGGTAGCGCAGAAGGGTGCTGATGGCGGCGGTGCCGGGAATATGACGAAAGCCACGTATGATCATGATGAGGATGGTAAGGTTGATGCTGCAGAGGCGGCGGATGTGGCATACGCTGTAAGTTATATCGATATGACGGTTTCGCCTGCTGCGGGGAATACGCTTTTGTATGACGGAGTGGCTGGTAAGTTTAAGCCGGGGATGGTGACGGGCGACGGCCAGGGCTCACAAGGGCCTGAAGGACCACAGGGACCTGCGGGAGTGGGTGTTCAGGATGCCAGGGTGGACAGCCAGGGTGATCTGATTGTTACGCTGACCAATAACAATACGATTAATAGTGGACATGTAGTAGGTGCTGCCGGAGCGACTGGAGCCGCCGGTTCGAGTGCATATCAAATCTGGCTGGCAGCTGGTAACTCAGGTACGGAGGCTGCCTTTCTTGCAGGGCTTAAGGGGCAGCCGGGCGATGTCGGTACACCGGGAATGGTATGGCGAGGCGTTTGGAGCTCCGGTACAACTTATGCGGTGCGGGATGCCGTGAGTTATGACGGATCGACTTATTTGGCGCTGGTAGCCCATACTGGTGTGACTCCAGGAACGAGTCAGGCTACGTGGGGCTTGGTAGCGCAGAAGGGTGCTGATGGCAGCAGCAGTGCCGGGAATATGATGAAGGCTGTGTATGATCATGACGACGATGGCAAGGTTGATGTTGCCGCGGCGGCCGATGTAGCTCACGCTGTAAGTTATATTGATATGACAGTTGTACCATCTGAGGGGAATACGCTTTTGTACGATGGCGCTGCCGGTAAGTTTAAGCCTGGTATTGTGACGGGCGGCGGCAGCGGTGGTATTGATATGGCTACGGTTATTTCCTTGCTGCCGAGTTATTACCAACGGGATGCACTCTGGCAACAGGGAAGCGGCCGGGCGAAATTATTGCCACCGGCACGTCTTGCCGTAAATATTAAGGATAAAGGGTATCTACTGACGGATGGAGCTGAGCTTGATTTAGCTGCAGCATCCAGTTGGGACACTACGGCAACTGACTATCGGACAGCTGCGAATCGGGCCGGAAAGGATTTTTATATTTATGTTTGCTGGCCAGCGAGCGGAACGGTGCCGGTAGTGCTGATTTCGGCTAACAATAGCGCTCCTGTAGGATATACGAGCGCCAACAGCCGCAAGGTTGGTGGATTCCATTGTCTGTGCTTGGCTGCCGGTACGATATCCGGACATCCCTTGTCTGGGTATGACACGGGAGATATTTTGCCTGCATCGATTTGGGATTTGCAGCACCGGCCTTATTCCAGCCCTGAAGGCATGGTTTACAGTGAACAGGCTAATCTATGGATCGATATCTATTTACAATCCGGTACCGGCAGTGCAACGGCAAGCGTATTTGGTGCAAAAATCACCGATGCTCTCCCCTGGATGGACGTAGTAGATAATCTTGCTGCAGTAAAGAAGCGGTTGCTCCGGGACGACGAGTTCCAGATCGTAGCGGAGGGCTCTAATCAGCAGACCAATATTAAAGGAAATAACGACGCGGTTAATACAGGTGGCCATATAGACAGCTCAAATCGTCGAATGATTTCGAATATCGGCTGCGAAGATTGCTGTGGAGTAATGTGGCAATGGCTGCTGGACCAGGCTTACCGGTTCAACAGTGCTGGAAGTCATACGCATAGCGTAACAGTTACTGGGGATGCCCAGACGGTGGCTACAGGAACTGCTGTAGGTGACTTGACGCCTGCGTCGTCAAATATCTGGCTTGCGGGAAATAAGGGCAGACTCTATGCACAAGGCGATAAGTGTGATGCTAAACTGTGTGCCGGTGGAAAATGGAGCAGTTCTTCTAATAGCGGGTCAAGGGCGCGTTATCTTACTTATGACCGTACTATGAACACAGAGGATGTCGGTGCGCGTGGCTGTTCGGCGCATAAGGGGGTGGAGTTATGATTATTTACAGCAGTAGTGGAACCGGCAGTGCGACGATTGATTTGCCGCAATATGGGGATAAATTGAACATTATTAATGACGATGCAACACAGTTGACGGTAACGGTGGGAGCTATACCGGTGGTGGTCCGAGGCTTGGAGCAGTTTAATGGAGATTTTGTGCCATTTAATACGGTGGTGGTCGCTGCTTCAGGACCATGGCGGTTTGTCGTCGAACTGGTCGGCGAGGGAATTGGTGCTGATAGCGGAACAACAAGGATTCCGGAGCTTTTAGAGCGGGTTAGGCAGTATATTTCGGACAAAGAGGCAGCTGCGTTTGAAAATGTTGAGCTGGTTGGTTATCTAAATGATGCGATTGGCTGGCTGAGCTCCCAGCTAATTGCAGTGAAAGATCCGGAGATGATAAAAGAAATTGCGGTTGACGAAACCGGCATACCGGTTCCTGGTGACTTCCAGAAAGCTTGCGGCGTATTTCCCGTCGAAGTAACAGGTAGCCGTTTGCGTGTCATGAAGGGCATTGGGACGGTATCATTCCAGTATTTTGCCATAAAATCGCCTATCCGATATATAGCGGAGTCAAATTATTTCGAGCCCATGTATTCTCCGTTTAAAGAGGTATATGATACGATTTTGATTCAGAAAACAGCCATTCTTGCTTTGAATCAAAATGAGTTTGATGTGTCGCAGGATGAGAGATTACTTGCCCAATCGCTGGCAAGTGTCGGGGTGAGCGCTAATGCCTAGATATGCGAATAAGCATGCTGCTTCTCAGCCGTTAACGTTTGCCGATTTTACCGGGGGACTGCGGTTGGACATACCGGCAAGCAGTCCATTATTTGCCGAGAATATGCTGCAAAAAGCCAGCAATGTAGAGCTTGACTATGTAACAGGTAAGCTGAAAACGGTTGATGGGCTGGTGCCGGTTGTGAAGCTGCCTGCACCTGCGGATACGCTGTTTTATAACTATAAGGATAATTATTTTTTGACGAATTGTGGCCGGACGCTGTATAAGCTGTCCGGCTATTTGTCGCCTGCCTCCTTGCCGGAGGCAATTGGTAAGCTCAATGGTATACAACGTCCGGAATATGCGGCGTACCTGCAGTATACCGCTATTGTGAGTGGCGGCAGGGTCCAGTATTACGGGTATAAGCAGCCGCTGACCGAGGTTATTTCTTCGCCTGCGTCCAACATGTGCCATGTGCGGGGCGGGCGGCTGTATGTTGCGAGTACGAATGGCTCTCGAATTACGATGTGCGGCGCTAATGATATTACGAATTGGCAGATCAGCGGTAAGGCAGAGGACGAATGGACGGAACAGGATGCATGGTATGCTGATATTGCACCAGGCACGGGAAGTATTGCTGCCATGCGTCAGCTAAATGGGAATATAATTGTTGTGAAAAACTCTGGGCAGACGTATCGGTTCGTAGGGGATCACCCCTCTCTTTTTAATGCGTACGACGGCCCGGAGGGTGTATATGTTGTCAATCCGGCTTGCTTGCTGTTTGCTGAGAATGGGTTGTATTATGTGGGGCGTGACGGCTTTAATGCCATGAGTTTTACCTCTAATGAGTACGGTACTTTGAAGACGGCTGCGGTTGGCGCGGGAGTTAATAAAGAATTGCTTCGGGGCATTAGTCAGCGGGCTTGTCTATGGGATGTGGCACCTAAAAAGCAGATATGGGTGAGGGCCGATGAATTGGGTCATACATACTTATTTCACTATTCATCTGGCGCCTGGTTTGTACGTAAAACGAGTCTGCCGATTTCGGATGTATGCCTGGTTGGCAACATTATCTATGTTTTAGCGGGAGATACGATTTACAAGCTAAGTGAAACGGCTCATGTTGAAATGGGCGATCGTCCTATTCAGGTAGAGGTTGAAGGAAAACTCTATACGGATATGAATGAGTTTTTGTTTAAGCAAATCGGCGTTTCGGTAGAGGCGCTGGGGGATGTGGAAGCGATAGTGACTATAGGAAATTTGCAACTCCCTGTCAGTTATGTAGCAAGTAGCCCCTATGTTTACGATTTAAATGGACTTGTGTATGATGCGAATTATCCGATATGGACACTAGCCCGTACTACAAAGGCGCAAAAGCGGCAGATATTCCGGTGCAAAGAGTTTACTTGGCGTTTGACCAGCACTCTGGGGGCATTTGCCCTGAATCATGTTAAACTGGAAGTGGTTGGGGTATGACTCAAAAAAGATTAGATATTAATATTACTCAAGAAGCAATTGAACGCAATTTTAAACTGTTAAATGTAGTAATGGATGGCTATGATAAAAAGATCGACGCTTTGCAGGGCAGTATGTCTGATGTAGATTATAGTGATGAGATAGGAGTACTGGTTGCAGAGAAGATGGTGGAGCTAAAAAAGTATATTAATAAAATGCTGGCGGAGCAAAATTCCAATTTAAATGATTATCGCTGCATTTATGCAAATATTACAGCAAGGGAATATGTTGATTTTCGCATTGTTAACACAGACCTAGAGAGAGAGTATACTCTGCGTTGGTCACATGAAGGTATTCGTTTAATGGGGCATGATGGTAGTGAAGATGAGACTGTAACTGGAATATTGGATTTTGCCGGCGCGAAGTTTAATCTGCAGTATAAAGCTGAGCAACCCTTTGTTGTTGGCGATGGTTTTTCCTCATCAATACAGCCATACATACAAGGTAAGTATCTTCGAGATGGTGCTTTCGAAGGATTGCAATTAGGGCAGATCAATATGAGGGAGTATGGCATAGAGGCTGTTGAGAAGTGTACTTTTGTTCGATGTGATTTATCTGGTATGCCTCTTAGTGTTGTTTTCGCAGACTGTACGTTCATCGATTGCGATATGAGAGCATTTAATGCTTATCAATTGCAGTACAGGGGGCTAAAACTTAGCAAGCATGTAGAGTTATACGATGAGGAAAAACAATTTATGAGTGGTCAGCTTGTTGTCGCCAGTTCCCCTGATGGGATATATATAACATTAGTGAATAATCCTGTCGGTATTCCTGGAGAATCGGATGATTATGTTAAATATTATACTTATACATCGGAAATGAGAGTCGATCAGCCAATCCTAGCTTGTCGGTTTGTTCGATGTAATTTAGAAGAAGCGTCCTTTAATTATATAGGGAATAGTTTTGAGGGAAAAGAAATAACAGAGCCTACTTTTGAAAATTGTAATATGAAGTTTTCTCGCACTCCTGTAAACTACAGTAGCTTACTATTTAGGCAATGTGATTTACGGCATTCCATTTCGGGGGGTCAAACTGGAAATACGTGGGATAATTGTGATATGCGAAATGTAGTGTTTTTTAATCATTTAAGGAACAATACGTTTATTGATACAAAGCTCGATGGGGCTTTTTTTTGTAGTACTGGCATGGCAAATGACAAAAGCAACTATGTTCGTACTTCAATGCGGGGGCTGCGTACTCGCGGTGTTACTTCAAACTGTACTTTTACTGCTTGTGATTGCCGGGATATGGATTTAGCTTATCAAACAAATGGATATTTTGTAACTCTTAATACCATTTTTTCGGATTGCGATTTACGAGGTGTAAATTTTCCTTATAATGCAGAGGCATCCGCCTATTATATGCCCCAAAACACATTTCGAAAATGCAAGCTTGGTAATACCAAATTAATGGATAAGACTGTCCGTGATGTGCTCACAGGGCCTGTATGGGAAAATGTTTTTATTGATAATGACTATGTTTCTGCAAACACCTCCATATTTGACTTTGCACTCGACCGATATGGCATTGCCATGTCAGTTGCTGATATCGGAATGACTCGCGCCAATATTGAGATGGAGAATGGTACTGCAATGGTAGCAGGTAGTAAATCTGTTGTTTTAACTTCTAATGAAGATATTAGGATAGTCGCTATGAGCGGTACTGAGGATGAAGGAAAAGTACTCTACAATAGTAGTACCAACAAATGGCAAGCAAATAACGGCGATGGTGTTACTTATGACGTCGGTGATATGCGCAAGGAAATGTATGATACCAACAATGACGGCAGGGTTAATGCCGCCGATATTGCTGCTAGCGTTGAATGGAGTGGCGTTTTACATACGCCGACTACATTGGCCGAATATGGGATTACCGATGGCTATACAAAAAGTGCGGCAGACTCTTCGTTAACAACTATAAACGCAAATATAAACCGTAAGCTAGCAAAAGATTATGTGCAGGTAACAGGAGCTCGGATAATAAGGGATGTAGCACAGTATGTGAATGGGACTGCAGGGGTGACTGGGGCTATAAAAATTACTCTTCCGGCTGTGGCAAATGGATTTTTGGATTTTGTTATAGATGGTTTTAATAATTATAGTCCTAGTTATAGCTCCCGCCAACCTTGGCAAGCCCGGATATGTTGCAGTATATCGTCTTCAGGAGCTTCTTTTTCTCCGTCAGAGCAGTCAGCAATGATAACGCCTAACGCGCCATTTCAGTCTATTCGTCTCGGGTCGGATGGAACGAATTTGTGTATTTTACTTGGTACTACCAGTACTATGTGGAATTACCCTACCGTACGGATATCGGAATTACGCACTACCAGTGAAAGTTTGACTACCAATTTCACCATAAGTCTGCTTACAACAGAAAATGGTTTTACAGTAATAACGACGCCCTTTACCAATACTTTACTGGGATCTGCTAATTCGATGCTTGCGGAAACTACTGTTTTTAATTATCGGGATTTAGCTGCATACACTGCTTCGGCTTCCGTCCAAGGAACTCTCAGGATACTGTTGCCGACTACTTGGTTAAATACCATGATGTCTGTAAAAGCTGAAGGATACAATCATGCTGCGAATGCTAGTAATTGGGCAGTAAAAGTTTCAGGATATAACAGTAACTCTTCTGGATGGGAAGGATGCGCGGCTACTTTATCTTCCGATTGTCCATTTGCAGTAGTGCGTTTCGGGTATGACTCTGCTGTAGGAAAATGTTGTATTCTACTTGGCACAATGAACACTGTATGGTTTAATCCTAAAATTGTTGTAAAAGAAATGCTTGCGACAGGGGACTCTCCTCAAGCTTATGCGTCTGGGTGGAATTTAGCCATAATCACGGATGAATCGAATATAACCGATATCGTAACTCCTGTAGTAAAAACGATTGCTTCTATGGAAAGTGGTGCTGTTGCAGTTACTAATTCCTCTGCCGGGAATGTTAGATCAGGATATTTTTATAACGCAGACGATACTGCCGGAAATAAGAACTATATCCAAGTTAGACAGCAAGTGGCGTCCAACTCTAGTTATAGTGCTTACGTTGGCGTAGACAAGGATACAGGAAATACATTTCTAAGTAATGACAATTTATTGGTTCAGCATTTATCTGTTGCTTCGAGTGGAAATGTTGGCATTAATGTTACTGCGCCCCAAGCTACTCTACACAGCTCAGGGAGTACAATCATTGGAGGCGCAGAAATTGCAGATGCGTCGCTTATTGGAAATAGTCAGGTAAACTTTTACATTGATGAACCCAGCAATAAAGTTATTCTTACTGTTAAATATGCAAATGGGGAAGTTAAAACCGGATCAGTGGTACTTTCCTAGAGGGGAAATTATACTATGACAATGTAACAACTGCTGAATAAGAACTCGCCGAATAAGCTTTACTAGGCGAGTATTTATGCATCGCTTTTTCCGGGTAATTTAAGGCTACTTGCAACAATTATTCTAGGTGCGGGGAAAGAAATACATAGGTATAAAATGGAATCTAGTACGATTAAATTAAGAAGACGCTGCTTGCACATTTGAAGGCGGCGTTTTATATTGCGCTAAAGTAGCGCTACTTGGAGGTGGTTGATTATGTCTGAATATTCACCAGGTTATCCCGTCAATACAAATCCTGGCCCAGCGGGAGATACGGTCAAAGAGGCAGTCGATAAGCATATTGCTGAATTTTTAAAATCTTATGCCGACTTGACCACCATGTATCAGCGGATTTTAACGGAGTTACAGTATGCAGATGTGGATATGGTTGACGGTAAACATGCTGATAATACGGCAAATAATATTCCCTTGTTGAATGGAGTCGGTCAGCTTACAAATGATATTGAGAATACCAGTGTAAAAACGGGCAGCCTGGAAGTGTCCGGCGAGGCAAAGGTCAAATCGCTGACCGTCAATGGTATAAATATAGGTAGTTTCATTTCATCGCGTATTGCTATTAAAACTGGAGTGGTAGCGCATGGTGATACAATCCCACTGCCGACCGGTTTTACGCAAGCAGAATGTTTTTGGATGATTTCATTACGGCGACTGAACTCTGGAAAGTTTACTGATGAGAGTATATGGGCTGATGAAAATCGTGTTGTGACTTGTAAGGATGCCAGTCAAGGTGGCGGCACTGCAAACTATATCATTATCGGTATTAAAAATTCATGATAATGCTTAATGAATGGATTTCTTGCTATGAGAGGAAGACCGGGGAGGTATTTCGTGGCTGGCCATATGCTGCATTTGCATATGATGCTGTAAATGGTTTTTGTGTGTTTATTCAAGACGGAGATGTTCTTCTTATTGGAGAGGTATGCGGAAATGGTCGTTATTGGCTGCAGTTCTTAACTCATAAAGCCAAAGAACTTGGGTGCATAAAATTAAGGTTCGGGACAAAGCGAAACCCAGCTGCTTTTACCCGTAAGTATAAGTTTGATGTAATCGGGTTTATTGACGGGATGCATGTATTAGAAAAGGGGGTTATCGATTGGGTGGATTGAAAAAAACGCTGTTTGGCTCTAGTCCAAAGATTAAAAACATAGCGGCGCAAATTCAGCCTGAAACAGATTATGAGAAGGCCACACGGGAACAGCTTACTGGTGTTGCCACGGGGCTTCTTGGTTCGGCTGGAGGGTTAATGAGCAGAGCGTCAGATCTTATGGCGCAAACCGCTGATGGACAGTTGAATGATGAAGTAGCTGAAAATTTACAACGGCAAAGTTTGAGTAGCTATAACCAGCAAGTTGGTTCCATTGCCAACAATATGGCTTTTAAGAATTTGGGTAGCAATACGATGACGCAGAATGCGCTGGCTGATGCCGGAACGAATGCAACGAATTGGTATATGGATAATTATCAATCGGCACTTGATCAGCAGGGGCAGACAGCCCAAGGATTATACAATTTGGGTTATCAAAGCCTGCAGCCGGCATACAACCTGTATGATAATTGGCTAGGTTTTAGACAAAGCATGAGTCAGCCTGCCCAGACTGTAGTTAAGCCGGGGAGCAGTGGATTGTTGGGTGCTGCTACACAAGCATATGCTGCAACTGGTGGATTTAAGTAAGTGGAGAGGAGCGTGTGATATGGCTGTTATTATGATGCCTGCTGACAATCGTTGGGGAGAATTTGGGCAGGCACTAGGCGGATATTTGGGGCAACAAAATGCACAAAGGAGAGAAGAGAAACAGACGCAGGAACTAATTGGTCTTGCAGAGCAGGCATATGGGAAGCTAAATGCTGTGAATGCGGCAAATTCCAATCTTGGTACTCTTAAAGAGCTGCAAAATTATGAAGAACAGCTAATGAATGCTAGAAAAGGCTATAATGAGGCAGAAGCGAATGGGACTCTAACTGAGGATAAAAAACAAGAGTTTACATCTAATGCTTCGGCTGCTCGTCAGAGAGCGAAAGAATTAGGAGCTGATTGGGGCGATGCCGATACAAGTGATGAAGATTTGCTGGGGCGAATTTCGAATACAAAAAAAACACATATAATCAATGCGAATGATTCGCTAAATAAGGCCGGCTTTTCTACAGGTTTGTTGCCGGAAGGGGATTTTGATTATGAAAAAGCGTTGCCTATGGTTACGAACTCGGCTGAACAAGCGAGTAAGCAGTATGGTGATGCACAAGCCGTAAATTTAGGAATTGTAAAAAATATAGCAACAGGCAAATATTCTCCGCAAGCAATCGCTAAAGCAGCGCCGTTTATTAATCTGTATATGGGGCAGCAAGTCAATGCTCAGACACGAGACTTAGGGATGAAGCTTATCAATGAACAAGATCCCCTCAAGAAATATACGCTAGCGTTTAACACGCCAGGTGGGATCGATTTGTATAATAAAATTATTAGGCCTGGCCGCTTTGGATAAGGTGGTAATGGAGTTGATGGTATGGGCGATAATGGAATGCCTCAAGAGCAGAACTACTATGAACAAGCGCGGGGATGGTTAAAATCCATAAAAGGCTGGGTAGGTATGTCCCCCCCAGAGGTAGCGGATTATACCTGGATACCCTCTAACGATGGTGCTAATACATCGAAAGAGTCACCGGAGTACGAACGTGGTGCATTTACGGAAGACGGTATGGCTACGCCTGGATTATGGGGGTATGGAAATGATCCAACTCCGACTCTGAGAGTAGCGGATTACTTTTGGATACCCTCTGGAGAAGGCGCTAATACATTGCAAGAGTCGCCGGAGTACGAACGTGGTGCATTTACGGAAGGCGGTATGGCTACGCCTGGATTATGGGGGTATGGAAATGATCCAACTCCGGCTCTAAGGGTAGCGGATTACTTTTGGATACCCTCTGGAGAAGGTGCTAATACATCGCAAGAGTCGCCGGAGTACGAACGTGGTGCATTTACGGAAGGGGCCATGGCTACACCTGGATTATGGGGGTATGGTGGAAATCAATCTCCAGGCATATTTGAGTATGGCTTGCACGCAATAAAAGAAGATGGGAAAGATAACATCAAGAACGGATTAGGTTTAGTGGAAGGGACGACGTTGGTTTTGTCTAATGGTTCGGGAAATCAGCCAGGACGAGAACTGAGTGGCAGAGAGACATTGAGAGATATATCACTTAAAGGAGCGGACTGGCTAAAGCAAGACACCAGTAGTGAAGGGACGAGTAATGCTGAGGATGGAACTTTAGTCCCAAATAATGGTATAATGTATAAAAACACTGATTTGTTACTTCGGGCAAATGGATTTCTTCCAGGGCAGGCGGAAGTCGTAAATCTTGCTGGTGATGCTAGTGGAGCAAAGAATATTGAGCAAATTCCTGGATTTAAGCAAGTGGTCAGGGAGGCAATTGCCAGTGGCATATTACCAAATCCAGCTACTATGCAGAGTGACTATAAATTTATTGAAGGTGGACTTAGTACCCCGATATTAAAGCTCGCGTCAGTTACCGGTGGAATTATGATGGATAAGAAGGGCAATGTATATTTAATAGCTGATGGTAGTGTTGGGTATGGTTTAGGACTTCCGATTCCTGTAACAGGCAGCGTAGGCCAGGGTTATTTTGGAAATGCAGAAAAAAGCGATGAGGCTGACTATCGGGAGGCGCTGGCAGGGGGTTCTTTTGGGACTACTACTGGAGCGGGAGTTCAAGGCAATGTGTCTATTGGTACTAGTGGTGTAATATCAGGAGAATTATCATTGAATCCCAGCATAGCTAAGACATTTGGTGGTAGATATGCTTGGTATTTATTTAACATCTATGACTAAAAGTGAGAGGATGAAATAGCGTGTTTAACGGATGTAGAAATGTGTTTGGAACGATAATTTTGTTCGTTGTTCTGGGTTCGTTTATTATTCCTTTGTTTTACAAAGTAGTTAATCCTTCAGACATAAAAAGGCGAGAACAAAATTTACGTGCGGAGTTTCAGACCATTATACATCCGGAAGGTGCAAATCAGACAAAGTTTAAAATTAATAGTAAGATAGTTAATCGCTGGATTCGTGCTGAGTATAAATATGACAATATGAATGATTCAGAAGTAGAACAATATTACAATAAGGAAATGATCAGGCAAGGATGGATTAAACAACCTGTGAGCGAAGAGCGTTATAAGCAATTTTATGAGTCAATCTATAGGAAAGGCGATTATGAGATAACTTTTTGCCCGAATAAAGATTCATGGGCAATACATCTGCATTACAAGGATTTTTTTGATAGGTTTGCATTGTAGGGATAGAAATGACGTCGTTCTATAGATAATATTTTTAGAAAGAAAATAAGCGAAAGGGCTTATAAAATCATTCAACAATTCTGGCATGATATATTGTATTTGAGAGGTCTATTAAAAGAGAAAAAATCCATTCAAATTTTATCAAGGGAATATATAATATCTTCAATACGATGATTGAGTAGCTCTTGAGGGTTAAAGTAATTAAATAATAAGCTTACACAACAACAATTATCATCAGAATCGTATAAAGCGATAACTGATGATTTTTTATTTTGACATACAGTTAATACAATTTTGTCTGCGTAGGCTAAACTGTTCATAATGGAGTTGATGGAATGTCTTGGTTGCAAGACCTCTATGAAAAAGGATTATGGAAATCCATAAAAGACATGTTGGGTAATTCTCCAGAGGTAGCTGATTACGGTTGGATTCCCTCCGAGCCCGAAGAGAATGCTAGCGCATCGCAAGGTTCAGAGGAATCCGTCAGGGATGCATTCACAGAAGGTGTTACGGCTACGCCCGGATCGTTGGGGTATGGTAATGATTCGACTACAGAAAGTGATTATTTAACTCCCGGAGTAGCGGATTACAGCGGGGTTCTCCCTGGCGAAGATGCTAACTCATCGCAAGGTTCAGAAGAAGCTGTCAGGGATGCATTCACAGAAGGTGCTATGGCTACGCCCGGATCACTGGGGTATGGTGGAGATATCAATGTTCCGGAGGTTATTAAGGCAGCTTGGCGTGGGTTACTGCATGGTGGTGGCCGTGCTGTTTCTACGATGAATGAGGCGATAAAGACAATGGGCAAGCCTCAATACATGACGGATGACGAATGGAATGCAAAGCAGACACCGTTCATTAAAGGCGTAGATCGTTTCGGAGAGCAGGTGCAGGAAGCTTCACCATTAGCGGAATATGAACCGTACTCCCCGGAATGGTACGCACAAACGATAGCTGCAGAGGCACCAACTGCTCTTGCGCTAGGCACAGCAGCTTTAGCAGGATTAAGGTCAGGCAATCCTGCGGCCTTACGTCAATCTGGCGAATCTGGAGCCATGAGACTATTTGGGCGTGCGATTGGTGCTGCTAAAAATAATGCCGATACAGCCAAGTTTATTGAGAATTTATCGGGCATCTCTCCTGAAATTAATAAAATTGCTGCGAATGCTCCCGCGGTACTGTCTCGCTATGGCGGTAATGTTCTGGCCAACACGTATTTGCAAGCGCCTGCGATAGCACTGGAAGCACAGATGGAAGGAAACGATGCTTATAAGGATGCGATAAAAGCGGGTCTTTCCCATGCGGAGGCAGAACGTGTACGTGAAGATGTAGTAAGACCAAATATGAGTCTATTAGCCGGTACTAATGCATTAGAAACTGCTACGGCGTTTATGGATTTGCCATATAAGGGGCCAATGCACATTTTTAAAAATGTCCTTGGTGAAGCGGCTCGCTATGGCGCTAATGCGGTGCAAAATGCTGGTGAAGAATTCGGTCAGGAAAATATTAAGCGGACTATATTGAGAGAGGCTTTGGCTAAGGAAGTAAACAGGACGGATGCGACTACTCCCGAGGGAATGGATTATCAGCAAAAGCTGCTTAAGGCGCTTAATGATTTTCCGGAGCCGCAGTGGGATCTGCAGCAAGCGGATGATGGGTTAAAGGAGCAGGCAGCTGGTGGTTTGGGTGCAGGATTATTCTTTAGTATGCCAGGTACAGCCGCTCGTTCAAAACGAGGTGATTTTTCTAAGCGGGCTCCGAGTTTTGCAGATAGTGGACAGCATACTACAAGGTCGGAGATGAATGAGCCAGTAGCGGATCAACAAGAAGCACCACCCCCAAAAGCGGACTTTACAGTGAATGTGGAGGAAACTAGGGGCGCAGATGGAGAAAAAGAGACTACAGGTCAGGCTGGAGCTGATTTGGCTGGCAGTGAAGTTGCTTCTCAATCACTACCACAGGATACTGGATTGCCGATAGTAGCTGAAGGGCAGCAGAAGGTTGGAGAAAATAGCACTCAGCAGTCTGCAGCGCAAGCCGATGCACAGGCGGTTCCTTTAGAGGAGGCGGCACGTAAAGAATCGCCAATATCGCTAAACGAAGATGCTCAGGCAGCTAAAGAGGCTGAGGTTAAGCAACAGGTGGTTGCTGGAGCGCAAAATGGGGAGTCCTTGCAGGAAGGCGCAGAGCGTGTTAGTGCTAAAGAGCAGGCTGTTGCTGGACGATTGTCTGAGGGTGAGTCAAGTACAGCGAACGAGCAAGCAGTAGCTGAAATTGCCGTTAAACAGACACAGCAGGCGGAGCCGTTGACTGCGCCGCAGCAGGAAAGCCTGAGAAAAAGCCTGGCAAGTGCTGTGCAAAACGGAGATTATGCGACTGCTGTTGACATTGCCGGTCAGTTGGGAATGATGGAACGAGTTAAACGCTATTCGAACTTGATACCACTGAGCGGTGGTAAACGGCCGCCTACAATTGCATTAAGACAAGCAGCTAATGCTGGCAATATTGCTGTGACAGAGCGCTATCCTACTCCGTCTGGTAGGGGAGAACGGTCACCGGAAGCCTCGGCAACTTATCCAGTAGGGCAGTATCAGGATCGGCTTGGTGGCCAAACGAGGCCGGGAGTGCGTAGTAAGTTCAATGGTCCCAAAGATGCTGTAGGTGTACAGGCGGCCGAGCAAGTGGTGAACAGCACGGCAAGAAGCATGGCCCCAAGGCAGCCGGTAGGATATACAGGCCGTGAGAGAGAAGAGACCGGACCAAAAGCAATAGTAAGGGAAGAGGGAGCGAAGTATGACGGTCGAGAAGTGCTCATTGCCAATAATCCGCTGTATAAGGGAGATGTGGCAGGGCGGACTGTTGCCGAAAGAGCGATACAAGATACGCTACAGTTTGCCGAGGGTTTAGTGGCTACGCCGCCCAACCGATCAAGGCAGTACCCGACGGGAGGAACTGTAAGCGGGCCGACAAGACAAGAAATTGGTGCCGCTGACAGTGTGCAAGGACGAAAGAGGGATTGGGCAACGAACCGGAGAGAGCGGCGAGAGGGCAAGACAATCGGTCTTGGTGTTACGCGAGAGTTGATTCGGGGTGATGCGGTATCGTTAGTAGGGAAAAAGGTAAGGGGTAGCGATGAGCTTGCGATACATGCACAGGTTGTACGGCATCCGGGGTATGAAACGCTGCATATAGTGTATGTAAAAGAGAATACGGTGGTCCATCATGAAGCCTATTCAAGCAGATTGCCTGATCAGGTTTCTTTTTTATCTCCGGGTGAAACGCTTGAGTCGTTTGGCAGGCATTTGGATGAGACCGTGAAGAGGGTAGGAGCGGATGGGTATTATTTGGTGCATAATCATCCATCGGGACATCCGAAGCCGTCGCAAGAGGATATAGAGCTAACGGAGTATTTCGCAAAGCGGAGGACGCCGCAGGAAGCTGCAAAGGGACTGCAGGGACATGTGGTGATTAACTCAAACCGCTATGCAGTGATTGATCGAGAGGGACGAGTCACTGAGCACGAGTTGAGACTCACGGAGGGAGATAAACTGCTAACGCCCGAGAGTAAGCATGCAGCGCTAGGCGTACAGATCAAGGATGCGGGCACGTTGGCGAGTATTGCCAAGAATGAGCAACTGAGTGATAAGCAGTCGGTCGTGTATTATCTGACGGCAGAGAATGAGGTGCGAGGGGTACAGGTAGTACCGAATGAGATATTGGCTAATGCTAAGGTTGCCGCCCGGTATCTGCGATGGAGTGCGCGAGCCCATTATGCAAAGATACCGGCAATCGTAACAAGTGACAGAACGGTATACGAAGGGATGCAGGAACTAGCGAAAAAGGGATATGTACTGGATGTTGTTCCTGTTAGATATGGAAGAGGAATTGAGGGGAGACTTGCCGAAGGTAGGGGTGAGATAGGAAGTGGTGCGGTAGGGCGTGGGGAGGCTAGTGGTAGTGAGGGGTCGGGTAAAGCTAAAGGAGCAAATAATCCAATTGTGAAGGAAGCCGCTGCCCGAGGTAGAAAAAGACATAAGGAATATGATTATGGTCCAGGTGTTGAAAAAGAGAAAGTATTGCCATCAGGAAAGAGAATGGATGGATACGATGCAGAAAACAAGGTTGTTCACGAACTTAAACCTAATAACCCAAAAGCTGTTCGGAAAGGTTTGAAACAATTGGATGAGTATGTCGAAGAAGCAAATGAGGTTTATGGTCGTGGACATATAGGTAAGTTACATGCATATGATAAGTAAACGTAAAGGCTTGAGAGGTGAAAAAAGTGTCCGGAAACGAGAAAAAAATTGGCTTTGAAGGATGGTTTTCTCTGAGCATTCCTGAAGAATGGGAATATGAAATGGATGAAGATGTGTTAAATATCTACAATGATAAGAATGGCAGAGGTGCTCTCCAAATTACATTCTTTAAAAGAAAAGAAATAGACGAAAGTTTAAGGGGAACTGCGGAAAATCACTTAAATAGGTTCATTAGACAATTCAAAATTGAGATTATTGAAGATACGTATAAAGTTATTGAAGCACCAAAACTTACAATAGCAAATGTAAGCGGAAGAGATGAAACTGACTTTATAAAAGTGTGGACTGTGGTAAATCAACAAAAAATGCTTTTAATAACGTATATTAGTCCTTCTAAAACAAAGGAGCTAGCCGTAGCAGAAAACATAGTCTATAGTATAGAATTTGAGACTTAAGATTGTGAAATAAACTGCACAATATAAAATGAATAATGCTTCTGCAGACTACTTGAGTTTTTAAAAAGGCATGTACAAAAATCAGGCAAGATTCCTGGAGGTGAGGCGTTGGGGGAAGAAAAGTCCTTCGAACGTGAGGTATTGGACAGGCTGATTACAATAGAAACAACGTTAAAGAGCCTGACTGTTCAATGCCCACGGTGTCAAGATGAGCTAATAGCACACGGCAAGTCTGTTGTTAGTCTTGATGCAAGTATGAAATCTGCGCATCACCGTATAGATGGAATAAAGTCGGCTGCCGGAGTGATGGCCGCAATTATAACGACTACAATTAGTGTCATGTTTACCTTAGTCAATTTTATTTTGAATAGGGGGCATGGTTAAGGTGGGACTTCTGCCGATCAGTGAATTGCAGATTTTTCTTTGGGCCGCTGGCATTTTGCTGGCGGCTAATTTATTGGCGATGGCGCTGTTTGTGCTTTTTGCCAGACTGCCAAATGGTGGTTTGAAGACGGCTATTCAGAATACTATTTTTGTACTAGATAAGTTTGCCGATCACATGGAGAATAGTCAAAAGCGAGCTGAAGCTATTCGGCAAATTAATGATATATTAGGCTGGCGCCGTATATTGATACCTGCTGCATTAATTGGCTGGGTGATTGATGCGGAGGTTGCCGCAATCCGCAAGATGCAGCAGGCAACGAATTGTCCTAATTTGCATCAGGAGGGGGAGTGAAATGAAAGTATTTATCAATCCTGGCCATGCACCAGGAGGATACCCTGATTCAGGGGCGATTGGCCCAACGGGCTTACGAGAGGCTGATGTCGTTGCCGATATAGGATTGATGGTTGCTGAGTACTTAACGGCAGCCGGCTGCGAGATTATTCTATATCAGTCGGATAGCTTATATGAAATCTGTAATAGGGCAAATACTTGGGGCGCAGATGCAGTGGTGAGTTTACACTGTAACTCTTTTTCTTCAACTGAAGCAACGGGTATGGAGATCTGGACCAGTCGGGGCCAGACAAAGGCAGATGTTTTAGCGTCGCATATTATGGCGCAAATGGCGCAGGAATTTCCAGAATTGCCAATTCGAGCTGATTGGTCAGATGGAGATATCGATAAGGAAGCTGGGTTTTATGTATTGGTAAATACGGATGCACCTGCTGTATTAATTGAGTTAGCTTTTATTAGTAATCCCAATGAAGAGGCGCTTCTGGCCAGCTATGAAGGGAAGCGGATGTTTGCGGCAGCAGTTGCTCGCGGCGTAACTGATCATCTAATGGCGGGGTATTGTGGATATGGTTATAACCGGAATAACGGTAGTTGCTGATCCACTTATTGCCGGACCAAGAGATCGAAGTAATCATTGCAGAAGAACGGCTGCTATGGCTGGCAAAGCAGAAGCCAATCGCACGAGTTGAGTTGCGGTTAGATGGGGATGAAATTACGGTAATAGCGACTGAACGGTCGCCAATTCGCCGTGTGCCCCGAATAACGGGCTATTTATCGAATGTCGAGAATTCTAACGATGCAAAACGTGATGAAGTAAATGCAAGATTTAAACATGTAGGGAGGTTGATAATGGAATGAAGGCGTTTATTAAGGCGAATTGGCGGTTTATTATCTATGGTGGGGTAGTCCTGCTTATCGCTTATTTTATTCGTGGTGAATATCTGGAATGGAAGCAGCGAAAGCAGGTTTCTATTCCGCCCATACAGGTGGCAGTACCACCGCAAGTAATTCATACCAATACGGAAACAGTTCGCGAGATTACAGTACAGGCTCCTAGTACTCCTGGGGCGGTACTGCAGTTTGTAGAAAAAGAAGGCAAAGTGATTGCAATTGTAAACGGGCAAGAGGTAGAGGTGCCAAATCTGACCGGCAAGCCTGAGGTAGCGTTGGGGGATACGGGAGAGCTGCGCTTAACATCAACTACGACCACTCGAATTGATGTTACTGATATGGCTAATGCTCAGGCTCGCCTGATTGCCAATCAGGAGTTAGAGAAGCAGGCGGCTGTATATAAGAAGGGAATCGATAAAGAAAAAAGCGTTCGAAAGAAGGAACGCTTTTTTTGGATAGTAGGAACAGCAGGTGCATTTATGCTTGCAAAGTAAGAAGTTTTTAATCCAGCTGCTGCATCATGCACTATAAAGTTAAAAGGGAAACTCTCAAATGTACTGCAATATATACTGCAACCTATCCGGTATAAGCTGATATAAAACAGGACAAATGAAAAGTAAGACAAACATAAATATAGAGCTAACCCTAAGCAATATAAGGCATTGTAGTTACGTTTTGCTTATTAAGATGCTACCTTGGGGTGGTAGAGGCCGCACGTTCAACTCGTGTCGCTCCGGCCAATTTAATATAGTAAATACGTAGGTTGGCGAACTTGCGTGTTTTTTATTTTGCTTAAAGCTAACCTATTCTCAATTTGGTAGGCAGCTTATTTTATTGTCTGAAAGGAAGAAATTGCCTTTTGTTGAATAATTGAGACATGGAGGTAATTTATGTATAAGTATGAGTTAATAAATTTATTGGTTGAAGTATTGAGAAAACATCCTAAGGGACAATTTGAGTTTTACGTCAATGAAGTTACAAAGTTGATTAATATTTATAAAGGCATTCCTCTGATTAACGGAATGCCTATTCCGGAAGATGGAATTTTTCTTAACAATCAAGAGAT